CCGAATAACGCAGGTGGTATATCTTTTTACAACACTAGCGGAGCAACGTTAGTACACCCTGATCAGACAGGTTCTTTTTACGGAGAATACAACTCGGCAAATCACCAAACGATTACGAACATAACGGAAGGAGAATCGTTTAGTTCACTACGAATGGACGCCAGACGATCAAGTGCCGTTTACGGAGCATCAGATACCGTACAGCCTAATTCTTTACGGGCATTGGCGCTCATCCGAGCATTTTAAAATGCCCTAATCAAAACCAGCGCTCGCATGGCGGACGGCTGAACAGTATTTGAGGCACCAAAAACCTGAGTTGATCGATTCGCGGAGAATTTGAACGCCTGAGAGCCGGTAGCTGTGTTTGTTGAGATTGAACTTGAATCGCCAGATTCAACCTCGGTGTCGGAGATCGCACCTCCCGACCAACCAATTGTTGATAGGTTTGTTCCGTTCCCTAGTGCGACCGCTCGCAGCCGTAATGTAGCGGTGATATTCGGTAACCCCTCAGCGATGTACTTTCCAATCTCCGAAAGCACCGTAGTGCCTTCAAGGAAACGGTGGTGCATATCAGGAATTGAGAAATGTGCTGAATCAGCACTTCCGCATTTCGTCCCAATTACGTCAAACAGCTCGGGATACTCCGTCCGAGACAGAGAGGCGCCGTTGCATAGCAGAAATCCCTCAGGGATTGTGTTTCCCATGTAATGCACAACTGTACCAATCGGCATGGCAGCCAGACACGATGCAGCGATTTCCGCTCGCAACAGCTTCTTCAGCCCATCAATTGCTGTCGTGACGTAGTTTTTGACAAAATTGAAAACACTCGATGGTGTTGTCGATTTTGTTCCGTCAATTCCAGCCTCAATGTCGGCCAGCGATGCTAATTTCACAACGCCAGCCGTGACAGTCGTTGCGGGAGGGTTGAGGAAATTTGTGTCTCCGTCGATAGTGATCACCGAACTACCACCCTGAACGACCAAATCGATCGACATCATGCCTTGCGAACCCGCGGCTTTCTGCAGAATCGCTCCGACCGGCTGCGAACTAACAGCAAACAGAGTTCCATCCTCTAGATAAACTCCAACCTCGTTCACTGTGTAGGCATCGGAACTGATATCGTTCATGGTCACATGGATAACGTTGTCTCCAACATCTCCACCAGTCAGTGCCTCTATGTCCTTAAATTTGTTCTGGAGCGCGGTTTGCTCTGCCGTGGGCGTGTAATTCCCTGTCCCAAGGCCAAATTTGGCAATTTTTACCGGGAGTGTGCCGTTGTGTTCGGCATTTACAAGCGCGGCAAGTCCTGCCGACGTGATGACAGCGATAGGCATAAAAATTTCTCCAATTGATTTAAATTAAATTCGTGTGTACGTAGCGGGGCGGAAAACTCCGCCGACAATGATTTGCCCCGTTATTGGCAATTGCTCAGAAATGCATCGTGCGTATGAAACTGGTCGGATTGCAGCCGAAATGTGGATTTGCCCCAACAGAGACTGGACGACCGTGAACGTGTAATGAGATCGAACGGGTTTTGCCTCATCCAGCAATCGAAAAAAATCCTCTTGAGATTCAGCGCTCAAGCCGCCAGAAAGCGAGCTGATCGACGCAACAACCTCAAATGTGTGAGGTTCTCCTCGCGGATTTTTCTCCCACCATTCTGTGATGGAAACGGCTGATCCCAGGCTAGCCAGAACTTTTTTAATTGCAGATAGTGTTCCCATTCTGCATTTTTGTGCCACAACCGTTTTTGCAACCTGTCGTTTCTGATTCAGTGGCCATGAGTCACGCCACGTGGTCAGGTCGAAACTGTAGGCCAGGTGATCGAGTTGCAGGCTCGTCAACTTGTCGACGTTGGCAAAAATAGCGCCTAAATAAAGAGACCCGGATGCGCGTTTGAGCTCCGGGTCTATCGCTGCGGCTGAATTCCGCACTCGTTGGTCATCTGAGATGCTTGACGGCAACAGGTCGGAAATCGAGATATCATCAATTGTTTTCATTAACCGTCCTCCAGCCCTTTAAATGTGATCGTGACGCCGGAACATTGAGCAACCTGGCTGCGATTCAGAGCCTGGAATGCCGGTTGCAGCGTTGCATGGTCGATTCGTCCTGCGCCTGCAGCTCGAATTCGAGAAATCAGCTCATCAGGATTGATGTCACGTCCAATTTTCGATTGCTGCCACGTGACGAAATCCTGAGCCGCATTTTCAACAGCCTCTTTGATTGATTCCAGTCGAACGACGTCAGAATTGAGAACGTAGTAATCAACGTTGACCTCGTAATTGACAGCGCTCGGACAGCACGCATGAACGTCATCGGTCAACGGGCGCACTTCTTCGCTAGCCAGATACGATTCGACCTCTTGCAGAAATGCTTCTTGAGGCAGTTCGCCTCCAGTCAACAACGTATAGACATTGACAACTCCTGGTGTTGGCGAATCCACTGCCACATCAATGATTGACGGAGAGACTGAAAATGCATGGAAAATGTACGCCTTCTCAGGCCCTGCAACAGAAAACGAATTCGGTCGTAGCCGGAGGCGCTCAGCATAGCTATCATCGCTTTCTTCGTCTGAACCTCCAGAGGATTCATTGATGTTCGCCGCTGTTGCTAAAAATGCCAGCGGTGCAACGATTGTCGATATTTGTCCAGCAAGATATCCATTACCAACAACTCCTGATTCGGTACATTCAGCCTGACCGACGGCTTGCAGTCCCCCCGGTTCTATCGCTACCTGTTCTGTCGTTTGGAACGTAACCTCGCCATTGGTAATTTGGAATCCTGCAGGAATAACGAATGCGCCAGTCAAGGCCTGAGTTAACGTAAATTGAATTTGCGTTACTGCACGATCGGCCTCCTGACGGGGACAATCAAGAAAGACGCCTAAAGCGTCTAAATATTGGTTTTGCGCATAGCTCAGTAAATTTTGCTGAGCAGCATGATTGAAAACCTGCCTGAGTTGGATGATTTCTGCGGCGATCGTCAGCAAAAACAATCGAATCGGATCACCCATAGCGAGAGACCGCCCGGAGGCGGTCTCATATCTGTTGATTATCGAGGCTCTAATTTGGTCCGGATCTGTCTCCATAAAATTGACATCCGGCAATCCCCAACGCGGGAAATTTTCCGACATATTTACTCCTGTATTTCCAGTGTCAGCCGCGGCATCGTTATTCCCTGATTAACGCTCTCTCCGTTCGTTGAAAAATCGATCGAGACCAATTTTGCCCTGGGCTCGTATTTTGCAAGGGCCTGAATCACAGCGGACTGGAACAGCATCCGTGAAATGTTTATCGGCTGGTCAAGCATATCCATCGACATTCCGAAGTCCCTATCCAGCGGAACAGAACCAACGACTGTTGAACAAATCGTTCGAACGTTCTGAAGAATCTCCTCGGCCACAGAGGATGGCGAGAAATTAACTGCGATAGGTTTAGATAAGTCCATCGAATAATCCATTTCCAACCTCCGAAAACGAAACAGAGACCTCGGCAACAATGCACGCACCGCCTTTGCCGAAAAATTTGTGTTGAACATCAAATTTATCCATCGCCATCATGCCCATATAAACTCCTCCAACGATGAGCGGCAGCGCTATATGTTGATCGAGTAATTTTTCCAGCAACGGGATTCCAATCAACGGAGCTATCCCTCGAGAGGCATCGAATCGCAGGCTAAACGACACCTCCAGAGGTGAATATCCCAAAAACTCCTTGATTGTTTTTCCTTGGTAGACAGAATGCTCCGCCCACCTGATCTGTTTCGAGGATTTCAGATCCTTGTAATTGAAAATTGCATTCTCTGAACAATAGAACGGCATTGGTCCATAACATCCTAAAACACTGGCCATATGTCCTCCTATGAAACATTGGGCGCGTGAACTGTTCCAGAGAACGTGCCATTACCCGAAACCGACAGATTCCCCGTTACAGAAACGTTGCCTCTGAACGTTAAATCCTGCGATGTAATCGTTGCACTGGAGCCATTCAACTGCATTGTTGTTCCTCCGACATTGAGGTTGAGCGTGGGTGTTTTAATGTTGACCTCCGCAGCCCCCTCGATGTCAACGGCCTGACCGGACTTAACGGAAACCCGCTGTGCTGCCTCGACATTGACAGAGTTCTGATCCAGTTTGATTCGTGTGCTGCCGATTTCAATTTCAAATGTTGAGGCGCTGCGATCAAAGCTGAATTTCGAACCATCAGCAAACTCAACCATGCGCACATCTGCAGAACTCGACGGAGGAACGACTTCCCCAGCGTAGATCGAACCTAGAATAAATCCGTCTTCAAGCCCAGCAGAACCGAACAAACACAGAACATCTTCTCCAACATCAGGCAGGTGGAAATCTCTGTTCTCGATCGAATTCGGAATGACGATGGGCAGGGGGTCGCTCACAATTGAGTCATCCTCATCAAAAACCACACGCGCCTTGCATTGATCAGGTAACACCTCGACTACTTCGCCAAGTTTTAAAACAGCCATATTTCGATCGTTTTGATCATTTTCAAAAATCATGCTTTCACCCTATGAATCTGTAGTGATGTCGTGTATCCGCCACCTAACGAATGCGTGGCCGAATCTATATAGAAATTTCCGTCAAATGATCCGAATCCAGATAGAGCGATAACCTCTCCTGCGACGAACAATGGGTTTCCGACAACTGTGACCTCTCCGGTTATGCTCTTCGCATTCAAGGCGCGTAACTTCGCTTCGGCCAATCGTTTAGCCTCGGCAATGCTGGTGGCTCGTTTTTTCCACTGAAAATCCTGAGCAGATTCATCGGCATTCGGATCTGTAGCGGTGTATTCCATCACAGCAGGGTTAGTTTTTTTTGTTTTGATTCGGCGTCCGTGTTCGTCAAAAATATCAGCCTTAGCTGCAGAAGCCGGAGCGGCCTTGGTTGGCCGTCCGTATTTGTCAAACATCTCACCACCGGCGCAACCTTTTTTCTTGAGTTTCGGATTTCGATAGCTTACGGTCACGCTCTTATAGGTTTCAGAGTGAGACTGGCTGAATCGAAACGATAGAACCTCTGATCGCCCGACGGCAACGGTTGCAACCGGCTCCTTCTTCTCGTATTTTTCTTTGCTGAAAACAACGAGCTGCTTGTCTGTGACTTTTACGGACAGCCCATTTTCAGAACACAGCCGCTTTAAAAATTTCAGATTGTTTTCTCGGCTCTGATCCTGTCGATCAAATTGCGGATCGTCATCTGAATCAAACAGGAATTCCAGGTCAGCCTCCTCAGCTATTGTTTTTGCGATTGCAGAAAGTGTCTGAGATTCCCAGGCGCGGGACTTGACTAAACGCCGAATCGGCACAGCTAACGGAATAGAGACGGCCTGGATAGAGACGGTTCTCGGAGGACCTGAAAAGTCAATGCCGTCAACGAAAAATTTCCCGCAATAAAGCTCAGGCCCTTTAGACAGAGGTGTTCCTGTAGCGATGTATGCTTCCAGAACCATCCCTCCGTCAGGAGTCCAACTGCCGGCCCATTTCCCCGTTTCATCTTTTAGCGTAATGCTGATCTCGTCAGCTTCGTCTCCGTCTTTATCGCTATAGGAAAACGACAGTAGATCAGGATTGAGGTATTGCGTCATGTTCGAGGCGTCTGGCCCCCAGAGCACTCTCAGATACGCCTGACGGGGCTGAAAATTGTCAATCATCAGACCTCCTCGTTTTCCACGGCGGCAACCCCTGCAGTGTTTCCGCAGGAACGGCAATCTCAGGGGCCTCAACCTTCACGCCAGCCGGAAAAATAACAATCTCCGCAATATCCGGATTAGCTTGCATTAAGCGTGTCATGAACTTTTCCGTGCCGTAAAGTTTTTTGCTGATGATGTCCCAAGTATCCCCTTGGACTGTTTTGTACATAATCACCTCACTCAATACGCCAATCGGCGTTCGTTTGCCAGCATACGCTCCAGTTCGCGTTTGAGATCGAACGCAGCGGCGGACGCTCCTTGCCGTATATCGGATGCTGCATTACCAGTTCCCTGTACATTCACCGTGAGATTCACATTGACAGAGGGAGGAGGGGATACCATCGAATTACCCAGCATCGAATCAAGGCGAGAGAGCGGCAGAATTGCCTCTGGCTCGGCTCCCTCTCCGATGTTGGCCAAAGTTGAGGAGGTTGCAATGCCTCCACCGGCCAGCTGAGGTATCGGATTGAGCTGGAATCCGAGCCCTTGGCCTCCAATCCCCGGGACCCACGATGGAACCTGAACATTCGAATACTCATTGATTTTTTCAATGACGGAGTTGACCATTGCAATCATGGCATTTATTGGCGCTTTGGCCGCCATCATGGCTGATTCAAACGCCCCGCCAACAAATGAACCCAGGCCGGAAAATGCATTTTTAATAGTATCCCAAGTTTCGGAAGCAACCTCTTTTACTGATTCCCAGTTTTGATAGAGAAGGACGCCTGCCGCGATAGCTGTACCAATAACCGTTACAACCATGGCGATCGGATTAGCCGATAACACTAAATTAAATGCAGCCATCGTAATTTGAGCTGCTCCAATTACCGACTTGAACAAGCCAAAAATAAAACACCCGGTCTTAAATAAAGTGAAAGCAGGTAAAGCAGCGCTTGCAAACGCTCCAATTCCTCCGGCAAGAGTCCCGAATGCCGCCGTGATTTTTGGATGCTCATTTACGAAATCTGTTACCCAACTTACAGCTTTCGTGCCGACCTGAGTAATTTTTCTAAGTGCAGGCTCCAGCTTTTCATAGAAAGCAATAGTCAATCCCTCGATCGCACTCGTAAACGCCTTGTAATCACCAACTAAATTATTATTTTGGTCGGCTGCAACCTGTTGTGATGTCCCGGTTTTCTTCACGGCTTCTGTAAATTCTTGCAAAGCTCCCTTCCCAGCCTGCTCCATGAGAACAAAAGCCCCTGACATAGCCTCTGTCTCAAAAATGGCCTTTGTATAGGCTGCTTTTTGTGCTTCTGGCATCTTTGCCATTGCCTTGTTCAAATCGGCCAAGATGTCCGGAATCTTCCTCATATTGCCGGCGGCATCAGTGGTCTTAACTCCTAAAGCATCTAAAGCTTCTGCGCCTTGTTTACTCGGAGCTGATAGGCGTAGCATCACAGCTCTAAGAGTTGTGCCAGCCATGGATCCCTGAATACCTGCATCTCCCAATTTGCCAGCCATTGCAGCCGCTTCTTCAAGTGAAACGCCTAAAGACTTAGCCACCGGGGCTGCAAACTTCATCGTTTCTCCGAGCATGGACAAATTAGTATTGGATTTGGTGAACGTATTAGTTAAGACATCTCCAACTCGCCCCATTTCTGATGCGTCCAGACCCATACCGGTCAAAATATTTGAGCCGATATCGGCGGCCGTTCCTAAGTCAATACCTCCGGCTGAGGCGAGGTCTAGCATTCCCGGCATAGATTTAAGGATTTGATCTTTAGAAAAACCAGCCATAGCAAGGAATTGCTGTCCCTCAGCGGCCTGAGAAGAAGACCAAACAGTAGATTTTCCCAGAGTCTTAGCTTGTTCTCGGAGGGCGAGAAGATCTTCCCCGGATGCTCCGGAAACAGCGCCCACACGAGCCATAGCGGCATCGAAGTCTGCTCCGGTTTTTACTGCTCCCGCCATTTGCGAGAACATTGCGACTCCAGTTGTTGCTGCGTAGCCCTTGCTTGAATTGATCAGATTCCTTCCAGCATCCAGCCTGGATTGACCGCTTTTGGCAAATTTCATCCTCTTTTGAAGAGCCGTCTGCTTTTTTAGTAAGGTATCAAAGGAAACCCCTGCAGTTTTCGTCTCTGATTCAAGTTTAGCTAGTGCATTTTTCTGAGCTAACCAGGCATTCTTTGCCTTAAGAGACGCGGACTCCATTCGGTTAAATTCAGCTACTAATGACTTGCTTGGATTTGACATCCCAAGTAGAGTTCGTTTTAACTGATCGGCCGATTTGGCCGCCCAAACCCATTCATTTCGAGCTTTTTCTGTGGCTTCTCTTTGCTTCAGAACGGAGCTTATATCTGAGTTTGCCTTCTGAAGATTTTGAACGGCCTTTTCTAGGTTTGTTGTCTTTTGTGTCGCTTTATTCATTACGGTTGCAAATTGTGCTTGCAAAGCCGCTCCGACAACAAAAGCCATCTCGAATGTTTTAGATACCGACATGGTGTTATCCAAAGAAAAAGCCGCACAAAGGCGGCTTTCTTAAATTAAATAAAAAGTTAAGTTTCATCATCTTTTAGTTCAGGAAGCCTCCAAAGATGCTTCCTGAACCAATTGATGTAAGTTGTTTTCACAACAAAAGTGACCAAGCAAATTTCAAAAATAACGAAGTAAATCAGATCACGATAAAGAGGAGTCTCAATTTCTTGAATTGCTTCGTATCCCATCAAGATTGCAATATAAGGAACTAGGAGAAGAAGAGGCAGTCCTAAGATGAGCATTGCTGCGCACCAAATCATTCCGACTATCGAATGAAGAAAATCATCTATTAATGACATATCGGGCCTCTTTTCTGTGATTTCTTTAATTATAGGGGGTTCCTGGGCTTCTTAAAAGCCTTTTCTTCGAGTTTCCGAACCTTTTCTAATTCAGAAAGAAGTATCCTAGACCATTCCATCAAGTCCCTTATTGGCATGTTGTACCAATCCAAAAAAGAAAGCTTGCAGTCGGTTAGCGATAATCGAACGCAAAGACGCTTTAAATCTTGGATTGGATGTTTAGCACTTAGTCCTAACTGTCGAAAAAAGGGGAGACAATCCCGGAGAGTTTTAACCAGTCTCTTGCCGGCAAGTTTGTAAAGAACTCAACAGGCAGCTTCGATGCTCTTGCGGCTAAAAATTTCCAACTGGCTGCTGTTGGAATTCTCTGCCCCATCTTGGTTAGGTCTTCAACCTGGATCATGGCAGATTCAATATCGGAGCCTCTTAAACCGTCTAAGTCTAGTTCGATTTCGGAATATTCCTTATCTTCGAATTTATAAGGTTTAAAAAATTCATATTTCATTTTGTCTCCTGTTTAATTCATTCCCAGGGCTTTCCTTACGTTGCCCATCTGATCTGTACCGCCAACCTTAAAAATCATGTTGAGCTTGTCAATTTCAAGCGTTTCCTCATCATTGATAAAAACTCTGAGGTATGTTGTCTCAACAACGGTTGTTTGTTCCGTCTTTGCGTTCACCTCTGCAGACCCGAGAGCGGAAGTTTTAACCAGACCGCGTAGGTGAATCCGCACAGCCTTGACTTGATTACTGTCTCCAGACGCATTGATCTCGTTCTGTGCCAGTCTCAGGGTCAGACTGACAGGACCTTCTTTGAGCAAATTAAATGCTTCGCGGGTTAGACTGGACCAATTGATTGTGGTTTCCATCGACTGGAAGTGGCCCGGGATCGTTGTTTCAACCTCGCCTGCGATACCGGAACCGGAGAGGGTGTCAGTCATCCTCTGGATTTCAGGCATGTCCACAGTGCCGATGCCGAGGAAAACATTCCCCTCATCAGCAGTTACGTTGAAATTGATTGTGCGGTCAGGAATGTAGTTTGCACCATTATTTTCTGTCATTGGCGCCTCCTTTTAGGCTGCGAAGAGCGCGGATAAGGCGCTCGCATCATATTCGAGGATAAATTCAATTTCTCTGTTGGGAGAGGGCGGCGTGATCGTGACGTGGAATTTTGAAATTCCGTCGGAGAGATCTGAGATTGTATTTTCGTCCTCTCGGAACTCGATCCTGCCAGCAATCAGGTATTCGCGTGCAACCAAACCGTTGAGCCAGACCTGAATTGTGTTGGTGATCGTCTGGATCTGGCGACGATTGAGCGGTTTGTCCAAACGCGGCCAGCAGGTTTGCACCACGGTGTTCGTGATGTAGCAGAATATTCTCCGGATTGGGATGAATGCATCTTTTGGATCTGTATTTGCCGGATAACAGGCCGTTCTGTTTCCGAACGCTCTCAGGCCGCCGATAAAATTAAGTCCTGTTACGATGCCCTGTCCGTTTAAGTATTCTGCATTCGGCAGGCTGAGCGGGATTTCAGTTCCATCAGCTAGCGTCATACCTGTCGCGCTGAACGTTTTGTTGGACGGTGATTCATAGGGAATTCCACCGTTGTTCTCATCGACCTGTCCCATCAGCCCGACCAACTGGGTCGACATGTGATACAACACGGAGTCCTGCTGCAACATCGGCCAGCACAGGATTTGAGCTGAGTTGACAATGTTGTTTTCGTTTTTCCAGTTAGACGCCTCCGAATAGGATTTAACTGCCTCAGTCGGAATGTCGCAAATAGAAATCGCTCGAAATACCTCGTTGATGCTGGCCGCTTTAGCTGCCATCACAGTCGCAACAGTTGAATTGTTGGCAAATCCCGGAGCAATCAGAATGCCTGGAACGATTCCAAACAACGGGAATACATCCTCAATCAGCTCTAATCCCTTCTTGATTTCGACGTCGTTTACCATGGAAACGCCACCGATGATGTCATCGGCTGTGACCTGAGATGGATCGCATTTATCGGCAGAAAATGTGATCGCTGTGCCGGTTGGACATCTGAAATCGCCATCTTGGTTCTTCAATGAGGTGATAACCAACTGGCCAATGTCATCAAATGCGAGCAGATAATCCTCGTCGACCGTCAATGAATTGTCTGTGCCGCTGAGAACAACCGAATCGAGCAGAATGCCGGTTTCCGGTACAGTTGCAGATGCTGTTTTTGTGTCCAACGTGACTGTTGTTGTCGCTGCCTGAGTTTTATGTTTGGCAGGATCCAGCACGTTCACAATGACCGCAGGACCCACTCCGAACAACTGGAACTGAGAGAACATGAATTCAGAAATTGAGTATTCATATTTTTTCAGTCCGGAGGATGCATCCTCCTTAGGCGGAACATATCCGAATGCGGCGAATGCCTCTGAATAGTTTTGAACATATTTCACCTGATTAGAACCGCCGTCTGTCATGTTGACAGGGGCCGTTCCAACAATGAATGGAATGGCGCTTGGAACTGCGACAACAGGCAGAACGCTGCTTGCTACCTCAGAGCTGTGCACACGATGCATATATGCCATTTAATCACTCCTTTAAAATCTTTTTATAGAAAACGTTGAGGGGATGACCGGTTTTTTGAATGTCCAGACGCGCCTGAGCTAATTCGTCGACATAAACAATGAGGCCTGCAATTGCGGGCCTCTTTTCGATCATCGTTTTTATA